ATCAGGGGCCCCCCGTCTGGAAAGCGGATGGCGCTGCAGCGGGCGTATTCGGCAGCGCTGCGCCGCTGCCGGCCACTTGGAATGTAGACGCCGCCGGCACTGCGGCCTTTGCCGGCGGCGTCATCCGGATCGTGGCGGGCCCGAAGCGCATCGTTCCCGCCCGCCCGCCGTCCGGAACATACGCACCCGACATCCGTCTCGTCCAATCCGCCGATTTCTCGGCACTCGCGATCGACTGGTCGCTGCTCAATGACGGCACGCTCGACGACACCCAAGCCCTCGCCACAGCCGTAATTGTCGCCCTTGGAACCGATCGCCTGGCGCTCACGGACGACATCTTGCCCGATCCGGATTCAAGCGACCGCAAAGGCTGGTGGGGAGACTTGGATGCCGGCACGGTATGGGGCGCGTGGCCGATAGGGTGCCGCCTCTGGCTACTGACGCGGAGCGCGATCACTTCGTCCGCGGCGGCCGAGGGATCGATCCTTGCCCGGGTTAATCACTACATCCAGGAAGCCCTGCAGCCGTTCATCGACATCGGTGTCGCTTCGGACATGAAAGTCGCCGTCACCCGGCGCGATGATCAGCGCATTGACGCCCGCATCAAGTTATACCGCGGGCCGAAACTGGCGATCGAGCTTCAATATCAGATTTTGTGGGGCGGGATCGCGTCGCAGGGGATGATCGCGTCGGGGCGCGAGTGAGAGCTGGAGGATACCGCCATTCCGTGGAACACTCCAAATCTGCGCGATGTCCGCAGCGCCGTCCGTGACGCCGTTCGTGGCAGGCTTCCCGGAGCCGATGCGAACGTGCCGAACAGCGTCTTGCGCGTCGTCTCCGATGCGATGGGGGCGCTCTGCCATCTCACGCTGCAATATCTCGACTGGCTGGCGCTCCAGCTCATGCCGGACACGGCCGAGACCGAGTGGCTCGATCGCCACGGCCAGATATGGCTCGTTAACGCCGACGGCTCGACGGGCCGCAAGCTCGCAACACCGGCAACCGGTGAGGCCGCGTTCACCACCTCGGCGGACAGCACCTTCGTGCCGTCGGGCACGCAGCTCAGCTACGCCAACGGCGTCGATTACATGACGACGGCGGATATCTCGGCGGCGTTCGGCGTGCCTACGAATGCGCCGGTCACCGCGCTCGATCCGGGAAGTGCGGGCAATCTCGACCCCGGCACGACGCTGGCGCTGGTTACAGACATCCAGGGCATCGCCGATGTTTCGGTGGTGTCGCTGACCGGTGGCACTAATCAGGAGACGGACGACGAGCTGCGCGGGCGCGTGCTTCAGCGCATTCGCGAGCCGCCGATGGGCGGCGACGCCGACGATTACGAGCAATGGGCGCTCTCTTACCCCGGCGTGACGCGTGCGTGGTGCTACCCCCTTGAGATGGGCATCGGCACCGTGACAGTCAGGTTCATGATGGACGACCTCCGGGCGGAATATAACGGCTTCCCGCTGCCGCAGGACGTTGACGGCCTCGCGGTCTATCTCGACACGGTGCGGCCGGTCGCGGTGAAGGATTTCTTCGTCGAGGCGCCGATCGCCTACCCGGTCAATCTGCAGATCACTTATGTGGACCCCGATACAGCCGCGGTCCGCAACGCCATCACGCAAAGCTTGTTGAATCAATTCCTGATCCGCTCGCAACCGGGCCAAACCTGGTATCGCGCTTGGAGCGACGAGGGCATCATGGGCGCCGTCGGCGTGAATGCATACGACCTCGACGCCGGCGATGTGGCGATGCCGAGCCCCGGCCACATGCCGGTGCTCGGGGACTTGACCTACGGCGCGTTGACGGGCGCCGGGCTCCGTCTCGGATGATCCGTGAGACATGGCCGACAGACATATTCGCCGGTCCGGCAGCGATTACGCGCAGGCTTTCCTCAGCCTCTTGCCAACCGGGCAGGCTTGGACACGGGCCCCTGATTCAACTCTCGTCCAGACGTGCAACGGTCTCGCCGATTACTGGGGCTCGGTCGATGGCCGCGCGGCCGATCTGCTGGAGATCGAATCCGACCCGCGACAGACGCTGGAGCTCCTGACTGATTGGGAACGCAATTGGGGGCTGCCGGACCCGTGCATAAGCGACCCGCCCACGGCGCTCGCCGACCGCCGCCGCAATCTCGTGGCGAAGATGACGCTGCTCGGCGCGCAGTCGAGGGCGTTCTTCCTGCAGGTCGCGAAGAACCTCGGTTACGGGGATATCACAATCACGGAATATTCGCCGTACATGGCTGGCGTCTCCCGGTGCGGCGACACGCGCGGGCAATTCAATCCCGACGATCCGGCCCACTATTACTGGACGCTGGGGGCGCCGGAAATCCGTTTCTATTGGACGGTCCACTTCGCGTCGGTCGCCTACACGCATTTCCATTGCAACTCCAGCCAGTGCGGCATCGACAGACTGCTGGCGTTCGGCATCGCGACCGATCTGGAATGCATCTTCAACCGGTGGAAGCCGGCGCACACTGAGATCATCTATGACTACAGCGCAATCAGTGACGTGTTCATTCTCGACAAGAGTGAGCTGGACAGCGCCGATCTGCTCGGCTGATGGCGGGGCTTCAAAATGCGAGTAGCGGCGATCCTTCTGATCCTGGCGGCGATGTGCGCCACCGGCGCGGTAGCGCAGACGCCAGGAAACTTCCAGAGCGGGCAGGTGCTGACAGCGTCCGAGCTCAACACGGCTCTGGGATACAAGCAGGATTATCCGGCGCCCGCTCCGCCTACCATATTGCAGTCGTGCGCGGGCGCTGCTGCCAACTCGGTCTTGGCGATCGATTCCTTTGGGCAGAATTGCGTAGCGGCTCCCGGACTGTCGTCGACCCCGTCCGGCGTGAACATGGCTTCGGGGTACTCATGGCTCTACAATGGCGTCCAGCTCGCGTGGGCGCAGACCGCGCTGTCGTCGGTGTTCATCGGCCCGTCCGGCAGCTTGGCGAGCAGCGGGCAGTTCAACACTGCCATGGGGTTCTTCTCGTTCATATCCAACCAGGCGGGTGCGGACAACACGGCGATCGGCTACACGTCGCTTCGCCTGAACACGTCCGGGGCCGACAACACTGCGGCCGGGTTCGCGGCGCTGTTTTCGAACACGACGGCGAACTACAACTCGGCGTTCGGGTCTATGGCCCTGTATGCCCTCTCGATCAACTCCGTCGGCAACAACACGGCCATCGGCTATGGCTCGATCCAGAACGGCCAGACGCTCGGCAACAACACCGCCGTTGGATACAACTCGGGCACGCAGATCGGCGCCATCGTCAGCGCCACTGCGATGATCGTTGGCAACAGCTACACTATCCAGGTCATCAACTCCTCCGATTTCACCCTGTGCGGGGCTGCCAGCAACACGGTCGGTCTTGCCTTCACTCCCGCGATGCCGTGCACCGGGACCGGGCAGGTCACCGGCAACAGCAACAACAACCTGCTGCTCGGCTATCAGGCGGCGACGGCGTTGCAGGACGGCAACGGCAACACGGTCATCGGCGGCGATCCTGGCGGCCGCGCCTACAACAACGTGCTGGCCGTGTTCGCCGGTGGCATCCGCCGTCTGCATAACTGGGGAACGCAGAACATCTTCCTGGGAGGGAATGGTGGGAACTTCACGCTGACCGGGTCGTCGAATGTCTGCGCTGGCTATCAGTGCCTGACGAGCCTCACGACCGGCAGCGGCAATGCGATCTTCGGGGCGAGCGCCGGCGACGCGATCACCACGTCGGCGAACAACTCCGCACTGGGCAACTCCGCGCTCGGCGCGCTGACGACCGGCGCCGGCGGCAACGTCGCGGTCGGGTCGCTCGCCGGCCAGAACCTGACGACGGGCGCCAACAACGTCTGCGTCGGCGCCAACTCCTGTGGCGGCGTCACGACCGGCGCCAATGATGTTGTGATAGGCGGCGTCACCGGCCTCGCCGCGGCGCTGAGCAACGCGATCATCATCGGCGACGGCCTCGGCAACGTCCAGGCTGACTACGGCTATACGACCGCGGCGCGGTGGACGCTGTCGGCCGGCCTCGCATCGCCGCAGCGGATCGTCGTTGGCGCATCGCCGACCACTGCCGCCGGGACGTGCGTTCCCTCGGCGATGACCGGCGGCAACACGGCGGGGACGTTCACCATACCTGCCGGCAACTGCGCGGCTGCTACAAACGTCGTCCTAACCTTCGGAGTGAACGCGCCGACGGGCTGGGAGTGCCGCTCCAACAACATCACGGCTGCGGCGCGAAACACTTTCCTCCAGAGCGCGACGGCGCTCGGCACCGCCACGCTCACCACCAGCGCCCAGGTCAATGCGGGCGACGTCATTCAATTCGGATGCACGGGATACTGACCATGCGAAGACTGCTGACCATCGGATTCTTGCTCGCCTCTGTCGCTCACGCGCGCTGCACCGACTTGATCATGACCGTGACGCCAGAGCAGTATGGCGCTGTCGGCGACTGTGTGGCGGACGACACCAACGCCTTCACCGCGATGCGGACCAACCTCCGCGCATTCCAGGACG